CGTATTCAAAGTGAATACGGATTAGCTCAACAAGAGAGTATGCAAGGATACATACGGCTGAGCAGAAGGAGACTCACTCAGTCAGGGTCTGCCTTCGTGGTTTATGAAATCGCAAGGCAACCAATTACCATCCCGTTGAACAACTTCAGCTCAGACTCAAGCGACTTCGAGACTGGCTTAGTAGATGTGTCCTTGATTGCGGAGAATGTTGAGTGCAATGATGGAGATGCAATATTCGTCTCTGTTCATTTTCCGAGAACCACGGATGACACTAATGCAACGGGCTTTAGCGATGAGCTGGCCTATTTTGATACGGCTACTGATATCGGATATACTAACGCAACCTATCAACTTAATCTATTGGTTAGCGGTTCGTTCGAGAACGAGCAAGTTGAAGGAGCTGACTTGATTGACTCGGAGTATCTGCAGATGAACTCGAACATCCCCGAGATACCCATGAGAGAGGTTATGCTCAATGTGATTAATATGTTCAACTTGTACCTTGAACCGGATCCGAATCAAGACAAGAATCTGCTAATTGAGACTCGAGATACTTTCTACTCTCAAGGTGAGGTCAAAGATTGGACTCACAAGCTCGACCATGGTAAGGAAGTTTCTCTTCAACCTTTGGCTCTTCTGACTGCAAATGAGTTTCAGTACTCGTACAACTCAGATGACGATTACTATAATGCTGAGTATGAAGAGTCTCACGGGCACGTTTACGGAAGGGCTCGAGTTGATGTTGACAATGACTTTCTCAACAATACTCAGAAGACCGAGATTACATTTAGCTCAACTCCTCTCGTGAATGACAATCCGAGCAATAGGCTTGTATCTAAGATCTACGATTCAGATATCGAAGAAGGAGTTCAGCCCACTGACCATAATACGAGGGTGCTCTATTATGGGGGAATGATCGACTCTGACCCGAGGTGGATTCACGGGTCTGTCATTGACGGCTTCAACTATCCGCTTCAATACCCGTATGCTGGACATCTGACTCATCCTCTTGCTCCAGCTCAGGACATTAATTTCGGAATCCCGAATGAACTATACTACTCAGCAAACTCCTTCACGGGAACTCTACTCTATACGAATGACAATCTCTTCAATCGGTATCATCGAAGGCATCTCTTAGAGATTACGAATAAGGATAGCAAGTTGATGACTGCTCACTTCAACTTATCTCCTCTCGATGTTAACAAGCTCGACTTCCGAGATGAGATACTAATTGGGAACTCTTATTGGCGGCTCAATAAGGTGATGAACTACAACCCGTTTGACAACTCATTAACCAAGGTTGAACTCTTCAAGGTAATAACGAAGGAAGAACTCAAGAGAGAATCATTTGGGGTTGGAACTGGAGGAGTGGTCACGGGAGGTTCGGGAATCGAGCGGAGACCAGTAACTGCCAAGACTAAAAAGGATGGCAATCAATATCCTCTGAAGTCAGGCTTCGTACGGGGTGAGAATAACCTCGTGGAAGATGGAGTCACGAACTTCATGCTTCAGGGGCGAAATAACCACGTTAAAAGCGGCTCTGCTGACATAACTATTATCGGGAATGATAATGTAGTCGAGCAGGGTTTAACGGGCATTAGACTCATTAATACGAACGGAGCAACCATCACTCGTAGCAACGTGACCCTAATCAATAACCGAGAGCAGTCTTCCTCTGCGGTAATCGAAGGAGGAGACAATGAGGTGAGAGCTCTTGATGGAGGGACTAACATCTTTACAGTTGATGGTGGCTTGAATACGGTTCAGACACAATTCTCAGAAACATCTATTTACTTAATAGACGGCAACTAATGGCAACACAAGATTCAAGAATCAGACTCAAGAGGAGCACCGTCACGGGAGCAGTTCCTACGGCTGCACCCAGCACCGATCACACAGATGGGACGTGGGATGCGAACGATGTCTATATCGGAGAACTCTACCTTAATGACACCGATCAGAGATTATTCGTGCGTACTACTGGAGGGATAGTTGAGGTGGCTACTGGAGGAGGAGAAATGAAGAGAGCCCAGATCACGCTTACTGCTGCTCAGGTGCTTGCTCTCAACTCAACTCCCATTCAAGTAGTGGCTGGTATCACGGGGAAGGAGATTCAAGTAGTGAACGCTTCTATGCACTTGAAGTACAACACCGCAACGTATGCAACCAACACGAACTTAGCTCTGAAGGCTGCAAGTGCTGGAGCAACTATCACTCAGGCACGAGTTGACATCAGTCAGACGACTGATACTCTTGGGGCTTTTGCCATGACCGAGGTCAACAATAATATCGTGACGGGAGATGCTCTTATGGCAACCGTTCTAAATGGCAACCCAACGGCTGGAGATAGTGATGTAGTCTTGGATGTTCTTTACCGGATCACAGACCTCCCATAATGGCAGAAGAGAAGAAAAAAATAGTCATTGATGTTGACGTTGAACAAGGGGATGCAATCAAGCGGATTGAAGCCCTTGAATCAGCAATGTTCCGTACTCAGGAGAATGCTTCTGAGATGCGGGAGGAAATGACGGAAGGATTCAAGGCGGCTGGCGAAGGAGCTCAGAAAGCAAGTAAGGGAGTTGGTGGATTCGGGTCAACCCTCAAGGGAATAGTTGGAGGCATTGGGATTCTGACTTTATTGAACAAGGCCTTCGAGATGCTGAAGGAGGTGGTTGGCAATAACCAAGAGGCAGCCGACTTCCTTGCCAAAGCGTTTGAGGCCGTTCAGATTATTCTTACAAAAGTTCTGAATGAGGCGGTAGTTCCTCTGACCAAGTTCATGATCCAGCTATTTACAGAACCTCAAACTGCGATTGATTCCTTCGTGGAGGCTCTCGAGCCCGTGAAGAAGTTCTTCAACGATATTGGTGACTACATCAAGAACGAGTTCTTCGTGACATGGACGAAGGCATCACTTGCGATTGATGAGATGAGGCTCAAGTGGAATCAGCTAACGGGTGACACCGAGGAGGCTGCTGAGATTCAGAAGAAAATAGTTGACGAGACTCTCGAACTTGTAGAGTATCAGAAGGAGGCAAGTGAGGCAGCAGATAGGGTCACGAGTGCAGTCGTAGATGGAGTGAAGGCCGTGGTCACTACGGTAAAGGAGACCGTGACTGAGGCGGTTGAGGCTGCAGATCAGATAGTTAATCTGAGGAACGCTTCTGAACTGGCGGAGGCTCAGCTTCAATTGCAGATGTTGGCTACTCAGGAAGAGGCAGAAATTCAGAGACAGATTCGAGATGACATCTCCCGAACCCTTGCCGATAGAATTGAGGCAAATGAGAAGCTGGGAAAAATTCTGATTGACCAAGCTGAGAGCGAGAAGAAAATTGCTCAGACCACGGTTGATGCGGTTCAGGCTGAGATTGATGCCTACGGGGCGAACATAGAACGGACGAGAAGGCTGATTGAGGCCAAGAAGGAACTCCAAGATATTGACGAGAGAATAACGGGTCAGAAGTCTGAACAACTCACGAATGAGAAGGCTCTCGAGAAGGAGCTATTCGATTTCCAGCAAGAGCTCAGAGTACTCAACATGACCGAGAGGGAGAAGGAGTTCGAGGAGCTGGAGATAGAGATGGAGAGGCTTGCTGAAATCAAGAGGCTTGCTGGTGATACGGAGGTAGATATTGAAGCGGAGAAGGAGAGGAGGCTTCAGGAGATAAAAGACAAGCATCGGAAGGAAGATCTGGAGGCTGAGAAGAAGCAAGCTGAGAAACTGAAGAAGGAGCAAGAAAAGGTTGATAAAGCTAAGATTAGTGCTGCTCAGAATGTGGCTGGTGCTCTCGGGGCTATTAGCTCAGCAATGCAAGCTGCTGGCATGGAGAACCAAGCCTTTCAGAAAGCACTTGCAGTCGGGGAGATCGCTATTAGTGCTGCCATCGCAACTGCCGCAGCTATTAAGAATGCTACATCCTCCTCCGCTACGGTATGGGATATGATTGCGAACATAGCAGTAGCGGTGGGCACGGTGGCTGGAGCTATAGCCTCAGCAACTGCAATATTAAACGAAGCTGAAGGGCCAAGTGCTCCTCCTCCTCCAGTAGCATCAGCAGCTCCATCTCCATCAGTAGCATCAGCCGCAGCAGTTATGACAGACGGAACGGAACTCGGTGGAGCTCAGCAAGCTCAACTTGCTCCTATCCAAGCCTTCGTGGTTGAAACGGAAATGACGGGCAATCAGCAGAACATAAATCAGATTGAAAATCAAGTAACATTCGGAATTGATGGATAAAGAAAAACTCCCAGTAGTGTACCTCACGATTGATGATAATGATGAGGCTGGCGTAGAAGCAATAGCACTCGTTGACAATCCAGCCATTGAGAGACAATGGATGGCCTTCTCGAAGCAGCCCAAGAGCTATCAGTTCGAAATCACCAACGAGGAGAAGAGGGTGGTATCAGGGCCTCTCATGGTTGCTGACCTTCCAATATATCGCAAAGACTCGGAGGACAAGGAATACTATGTGGTCTTCAATGCTGACACCATTAGGAAGATTGTCTATAAGTATATGAAGGAAGGGCGGACCAACTCGGTCAACGAGATGCACGAGACGGCATTAGATGGGGTGTTCATGTTTGAGTCCTTCATCATTGACGAAAGGAAGAAGACTCCAAAGGGCTACGATGAACTACCAATGGGCTCTTGGTTCGGATCTTTCAGAGTTGAGAATGATGACATATGGCAGCAAGTAAAGGATGGTGACTTCAGAGGTTTCTCGGTAGAGGGACTCTTCTCGGAGGATAAGGAGCTGAGCGTTGACCGAGAAATCATTGAGGCAATAGTGAACGAGCTTCAGGGCTAAGGTGGGAAAATTTTACCCTATCAATACTTGGTAAATTCTTCCCACTTTACATCTAAGTGGCACAGATAAGAGTCTTGTCTATTTATGGGCAAAGACTATCAAATGAACATCTCTGAACTCGTATCAGGAAAACTTCCTGAGATCAAGAAATTACTTTTTACTGAGGAAGCTACTCCTGAGACAACTGAAGCTCCTGAGACTGCTGAAGCTACTGAGGAGGTAGTGGAGCACACGTTCGAGGACATGAAGTTGGTCGATGGCACTATCGTCAGAATTGAGCCAGCCGTAGAGGTTGGAGCATCGGTTGAGGTTATCTCAGAAGATGGGGAGACTCTTCCAGCTCCTGATGGTGAGCACGAGCTCGAAGCAGGGTCAATCATTAGAACTGAAGGTGGTGTGATCGTAGAGATCAACGAAGTGGCTGAGGAGGAAGCACCAGCAGAGGAAGAAGCTAAAGAAGAGAAGGAGGAAGAGTACGCTGCTGAAGAGCCAGCTTTCGACTCCGACAAGTTCAAAGAGGATATTCTCGGTGCCGTATCAGAGCTAATCAAGAGCGAAATTGATGCTGCCGCATTTGCTTCTGCAAAGAAGGTAGATGAGGTGACTGAGGCAGTTGGTCTTGTGACCGATATTATTGAGAAGATGGCAGCTACTCCAAAGGCTGAAGCTACCAAGAAGGTGAACAACCCTTTCAACCCAAAGCAAACACAAGTAGACATAGCTGAGCGAGTTGCTCAGGTGATGGCTGCTGTAAAAAAATAACCCAATAAAATATTTTAAGATATGGCATCAGCAATAGATGTATCAGGCTTGACCGCCTATATTGAACAAGAATCCTTTCCGCTTATCACCAAAGCACTTATAGGGGGGCGCACGGCAGCAATGCTGACTCCTCAGCTTGGAGTCAAGGGAAAGACTAAGGTCAACTTATTCGATGTGGATGTTAATATGCAGTCGGGTACGGGATGTACCTGGGCACCTGACGGAGACATCACTTACACGCAGCGTGAGATTGACGCGAAGAACGTGAATATTCAAATGGAGTTCTGCCCGAAGGAGTTGGAGGGGTATTACCTACGAACTCAGCTTGCTGCTGGAGCTCACACGGAGTCTCTTCCATTTGAGGAGCAGTTCGCAAACTACCTTGTCGAGAAGATTCAAGATCAGATTGAATACGTGATTTGGAAAGGTGATGTAGCTGCTGCTCATGGTGACAACCGTGATATGTTTGATGGTCTACTTGTTCCATCTGCTTCCTTCACAGACTGCAACACTTCAGGAGGTGCTTTCGGAGGAACTCCTCTGTCAAGTGCTCTGACAATCAGCAACATTCTTGAGGCAATTGAGAGAATCTATGTGGATACTCCTTCTGCTGCAGTTACACAGAATGACTTTAAGGTCTTCATGGGCACGGATCGCTTCCGCGTTTTGGCGGCAGCTCTTATGAATGGGAATGGATTGTCATCTGCTGGAGGTCAATTGAACAACTACACCTCTGATTTTGACCCGATGCGTTTGGTATTCCCGGGCACTAACATCGAGGTAGTTGGTGTAAGAGGTCTTGAGACGGGAGACGATGTTTACGGATTCTCTCTGAGCAATGCCATTTTAGGCATGGATCTCGAATCTGATAGTAGTTCACTTGAGATGTGGTATTCGCAAGACGATCGCAAGTTCAAAGTTGCCATGGAATTTACTATGGGAACTCAGTTCGCATACCCTGACCACGTGGGCAAAGTTGCTCTGTAATTAACCTGATTTTACGGGAGGGCCTTCGGGCTCTCCCTTCACTCTTAATACGATAAGATATGCCCTGCGCTCTCACGAAAGGCTTCACTCTCGATTGCAAAGATGCGATTGGCGGTGTGCGCTCTGTACGCTTAACAACACTTGCTGAATATGAAGCACTTGCAGCCGTGGTGGCTAACGGCAAGGTTTCTTCATGGGGTTCTGCCTCGACGGTTTTCTTCAAATACGATCAACTCAAGGAGACGAGTTCGATGACCGAGACGATTAATTCAAACGTTCAGAACGGGTCAATTTACTATACTCCAGAGGTGACCATAGTTATGAGCAAGTTGGAGTCTGACAGAAGAAACGAAATCAAGCTACTTGCTCAGAACAGACTCGTAGCAATTGTTGAAACCAATGACGAGACTCCTCGTTATTTTGTAGTTGGAACTACAACGGGTCTTGAGGTCTCTGCTGGCACATCAGCTACTGGCACTGCCTACGCGGATCTTCAAGGTTACACCATCACATTGAGTGGAATGGAGGCTGCTCCAATGTTGCAACTTGACCCAGCAGATGCGACTCTTGCTGCGGATGTAACAAGCTCGACAACGTACCCATAATTAGAAAAGATTTAGCGTGAAATAATGCTATTTTTATAGAGGGTTTTTGACCCTGATTTTCTTCTTTTTTTTCCATGTTTTGAAGAGCTGCCCGAGTCGGGTGGCTCTTTTTTTATGTCGTTAAACGCACTTCTGTATGCCCCATGTTTCCTGAGTTTTTTGCTTTCTCAAAGTTTTGATATGGTTACACCAACAAAACGGCAAAGTCTCTTAGAGCGCGGCAAAACACCCTCTATGCGAAAATTGAGAAATCCTAATTTTTGAAGAAATAATTTTTTGTCTGGCACGATTTCGCCCCTTTTCTACTTACTACAAAACACCCCAAAATGGCAAGCACAATTACGGCAGCAGATGCCAGCATAACGATCACGGAAAGCATCTCTCTTGGGGGGGTTGACCGTGGCGGAACTCACACCCGTACGATCTCGTCTGTATCCGAAATGGATAGAAGAGTCATGGAGGTTTCTTCATCAGCAGAAACCAGCTTGATTGATCTGGACACTTCAAACGGTAAGGGTCAATTTGTAAGATCAAACATTCGCTACATCCGCATAACTAACCTTGATGATAGCAACTGGATTCGAGTGCGGTTTATGAAGGTTGGAGCTGAAACGGCAGATGTTAAGGTTCTTGCAAATTCGACATTCATGCTTTCAGACGGTTCGATGGACGTGGACGGTTCTGCTGGATCGTTCTCTGCTTTTGTAGACATTGACGATATCAAGGCTCAGGCGAACGGAGCGGCTTGTGATGTTGAGCTCGTAGTTCTTGCGGTGTGATTAATATCACTCAGGATAGCGCGAATACGGTGGTGGTCACCCTTACGGAAAAGGGAACTGCAAGCTATTATCTCTTCGAGTTCAAGTCTGATACTACGGAGGGTATCGTCTATGCTATTGCACAAGATTCAAGCTCGTATCCTGAGCGCTTCAACAAGTTCACCTTGACAGAGGTTGGCACGGGAACTCCAACCCCAACGGATGGCGAGATCAAGCTATCAAATGAAGGTCAGTGGAGGTATTATGTGTATGCCAATTCATCCTCCTCGAACGTTGATCCCACGGGTCTCGAAATGCTGGAACAAGGAATAGTAAAAGTCACGGGCACGGTTAGCTCAACCCCTACATACTCAGGAGGCAATTCAACATACGTGGTTTATGGAGAGTAAGCAATTATCAATACTAAATTTCGCAGCTCAGGAAGTTCCTAATTTCAAGGAAGCTCGAGGTAAAGAGTGGATTCTTTATGGATCTGAGGGGGAGTATAAGAATAGATATCCCGAGTATCTTCTTGATCTATACCGAAGGAGTGCGAAGCATCATGCTATCGTTAACGCTAAGAAGGACTATGTAGCTGGTCAAGGTTGGGGAGTTAAGGAGGATGGATTAGACACCTTTCGACTTGCTGAGATTGAGCAGTTCATAAAGCATCCAAATCAGTATGAAACCCTGAACGACATTCTTGAGAAGGTGGCAATGGATTTCGAGCTCTACAACGGGTTTGCATTGGAGATTGTCTACAACCAACTCAACGATAAAATAGCCGCGATTTACCATGCTGACTTTGCTCGCTACCGTTCTAATGAGGATGGGTCTTGCTACTACTATTCGGAGGATTGGAGCAAGCATAATCCAGTTGTTGAGAAGATAGATGCTTTCAACTGGAAAGAGCCCGAGGGGAAGCAACTCCTCTACGTAAAGGGATATCACCCTGACTGCAAATACTATCCTCTGCCAACATATCTCGGAGCTACAAGCTATATTGAGATTGACAAAGAAATTGCCTCATTCCATCTCAACTCAACCAAATCGGGATTTGTTGGAGGCACCCTCGTCAACTTCTACAATGGGCAGCCCACTTTTGAGGAGCAAGAGGAAATTGAAAGACAGATCAACGACAAATTCACGGGGACTGATAACGCTAATAAAATAGTTCTCAACTTCTCAGATAGCAAGGAGAGAGGAGCTGAAATTCAGCAACTCAACGGGAATGATTTTGACAAGCGATTCGACATACTTAATAGAACGGTTCAGAAGGAGATATACGCTGGTCACCAAGTGGTTGATCCTGCTTTATTCGGAATCAAAGAAGACGGTCTTTTTACATCCAGATCCCAACTGATTGATTCATTTGAACTCTTCCAAAATACCTACGTGAACAACCGTCAGCAATTCATTGAGAGGGTTTTCAACGAGTTGGCATCTCTCCAAGGATTCGAGGGTCGGTTGTTCATCAAAGACACCGAACCAATCTCAGTTCAATTCTCTGAGGCTACGGTTGTATCAGTTATGACCAACGATGAAATCAGGGAGAAGGTCGGACTCGAGGTTGTAGAAAAGGAAGAGGCTGGAGAAGATGGGAAGGCCAAGGATGCACAAGCAGCTCTCAAGGGTTCAGTTGGTGGAGTCTCAGGAATCATCACTCTGCTGCAAAACGTGAAGCAAGGTCTGGTCGAAGCTGGCTCTGCTATTCAGGTATTGACCGAGCTCTACGGATTCACTCCTGAGATGGCTCGTGCTACCGTTAGTGGAGAAGAACTTCCTGAAGTGGTTTCTACTGAACTCAGAAACACCATTGACCAAGCATTCGCAGACGATCGGGAGAAACACTTGGAGAAGCTCCTTGCTTCCGGATCAGATGACTACGTGGTTCGTTCTAAGGGTCGATCATTTGATTTCTCTGCTTATAGCTCCAAGGAGGAAGCTCTGATGCGACAAGCTGAAGCTCTCAAGTATTGGTTCAGCTCACTCGGGCCGATAGAGTCCGCCATCCTCGAGACCCTCAAGAACGAGCCAGCTACTCCATATCTCGCAATTGCTCGGTCGTTGAATCTATCAGTCGAGAGAGTGACTCAAGCTCTTCAGACGTTGGTTACAGAAGGAGCAATTGTAATTGATATCTCGGAGGTTCAAGATGCTACTCAGCGAACTACAACGGTGACTCCAAAAGGGGAGAAGATCATTGACGACATAGAACCCGTAGAGGAGGTCTTCGAGATTCGTTATGTCTACGGACTCAGAGATGATGCTGGTGTGGATTTGATAATACCTACCACAAGGAAGTTCTGCAAAGACTTATGTGAGGTGACTGCTACTGCTGATGACGATGAGGAGGCAGTTAAGACCACAATTCAGAACCTCGGAGGCACTAAGACTTGGACTCTTGAGCAGATTATTTCCATGGGAGTTGATGCGAAGAGAAACGTATGGCAGAGGGGAGGTGGCTATTGGGGCAAGAAATACCATTGCAGACATGAGTGGAAGCAAGTAATCGTAACGGCTAAGAGATAATGGCGAACGTATTATTTATATCAGAAAACTTCGTAAAGGATAACACTCTCCTTCACGAGAACATTGACTTCAAGTTCATTCGTCCAGTGATCATTCTTTGCCAAGACATCCATCTTCAACCGAAGCTGGGCACTACCATGTATGACCAACTGAAGGATCAGATTATTGGTGGTTCTCTAACGGCTGCTAATACCACTCTGCTCAACGATTACATCCAGCCCATGCTCTTGTATTGGGTTCAAGCAGAAGCTCCCTCAGCGATCAGCTATAAGTTCTTGAATAAGGGGGTGATGCAGCAGAGTTCTGAGAATAGCTCTACGGCATCCCTTGATGAAATCAATTTCATATCTCAGAAATACAAGGATAAAGCAGAATGGTACACGGAGAGACTGGTGTCTTTTTTACTCGAGCATGATTCTGATTACCCAGCCTATAAAAACCCAGACTCAGGATTGGATGTAATTCAACCTGACACGAGAACTTATACCACGGGATTGTATCTCGGGACACGGCCAAAGTTTATGTCACTTGAGGATAAATATGAGTCGAAACGCAAACGTTAAAAACCAGCGAAAGCTAAGAGCATACTATGTACACTCTCAACGAAATATTCACCATGATCGAAAACCAAGCGAGCGCCCATCTTCAGGTGAAGCACTACGGTCAGGGGGATGTGTGGGAGATAGCTCCGAAAGAGCTTGATTATGTGGTTCTCTGGGCGATAGAAGATAGTGCCTCAGTCAGCGAGAGAACTCTTACGTATGACATTAGATTGCTATGCATGGATAGGGTGCTCCCGGGGGAAGAAAATGAGCAAGAGGTGCTCTCAGACACCCTCTCAATTTTGCTTGATTTTGTTGCTTATTTCAGGCAGCTTCATAGTGAAGGAATCAACATTCAGCCATCGGTAACGTTCGAGCCATTCACGGAACGTTTTGATGATAAGGTAAGTGGTCACTCATGTATCCTTAGCTTGACTCAATCCTACTCTTACAATAAATGTCAAATACCTAATTAAAAATGACTAACGATCAGAAATTACTCGGCTCACGCGGCTGCAAAGTTCTCACGGGAACTGGTGCTCATACGAGCTTGAAAGGCTACTCAATCATCGTTCAAGAGGACACCGTCATCACTACCTTCGAGGTTGATGGAGCGAATGCTCTTGAGGCTTACGGATTGAGCGGAACTGCCTTGAAAGCTGGAGCTTATATAGTAGCCCCGAGCAACGAAATCATAACCGCTATCACTATGAGCAGCGGAAGCGTTATCATCTATAACCAATGATCTCAGTTCCGACCATAGGACTCGGTGTTGGCTCTGCGGCTCAGAGAAGTGCTGGAGGTGCTCCAGCATTTGCTATCGAGCGATCACTTCGGTTTGATGGCGCGAATGACTATATCAACTCAGGTGGTGTTACCGCTGATTCTTGGAATCCTTACAACAATACTGACTGGACAATTAGCTTTTGGGCTAAATGCGAGACGGGCGATACGCGATTCCAAAATAACGGGACTATCATTTGCACTAATTATCAAGCTGGTTCGTCCAATCCTC